TCCAAACGACGTTCACCAATACCAACACCATAGTCATGTATAGTAATTACATCGCAGTATCCTGTTCCTTCATTCTCTTTGTATGTAATTAGTACGGTATTGTTCTCTGTATCTAGATGATCTAGATTATAATAACTTATATCAAAGTTACTATCGTTATATTGTTCGCCGTGGCGTTCAATATAATAGTCTTCAGCTTTTGCTTTACCAGTTAGTATCTCTATAGCTATCTCTTTCTCACGCTGAGCGTCGGCACCATTGGTAGCCAACTCACGTACGGTAGACGGGATAGGTGTAGAGTACTGTGTAGACTGCAAAATGTCAAAGACCATTTTTTCTGCGCCCTTGTTAATCTTCTTAGCAAGGCCTTCAGATCCTTTGATCTGTTTGTCAATTGTTTTTATACTCATAATTGTAAAATAAAAAAGGGAGCTATTTGCTCCCTAAAGTTTTAATTAATTCTATTGTTTGTAGTACCTGTCCTTGATTCTTGGGCAGGTATAATACTGGTGGATCTTCCAGTTGCATCAAATAATTTTTAAACATTTTCCATTTGATGGGAAAAACATCATTAGCGTAACCCTTGACCTCTATAATCCATTTACCATTAGGGTCAACAAAGTCGGGTGTATAAGTTATATCTCTAACCTTAGCTGTATTATCTACATATCCTTTTGTTTTATGTGGCTCATAACATTCAGCCTCATACCTAAATCCTTGTTGTAGTATATACTTATTCTTTTCGTATAGAGATTTTATACCTGCATCTTCTAGTTTCATATAAGTAAATAGTTCAAGCTTAGACCTGAACTTTATTCCCTTATATACTTTACTAGTTGCATTTCTTACCTTCTTATTTTTTGGTTTACGCGTTCTTCGTTTCACTATAATTGTATGTCTATCAATGTTTTTAATCCTTCTGTTCTCTTGAATTTAGCAATATAATCTGATAAATCTTTTACACCATAGTCATCCGGTATGAGTATGTTGCTCATGGGATAATATTCCTTACATATCTTTTTAGCCATGGTTTGGCCAGGATTGTTTGGATTAGTAAAATCGTTATCATAAAATACTGCGACTTGTTTAAACCTTTTCTTTAGTGTATCGATTGTGTTGCACAGTGGCAATTGCATTTCTGATTGCATGGCGATTGCTGGGATACCCATCTCGAAAAGGCACATAACATCTTTGAGAGATGATGTGATAATACAGAGATCTGCTTTTTTAGGTAATTGATCATATCCTTGAATTTGTTTAGAGTTAGTATTGCTCATCCACTTTACTTCATCATAAGGAGAATAGATTTTATATTTACCACCTAGTTTATATGCATAACTAAGGTTACAAGTAAATCTATTATCATTAATCCAATAGTGAGAGATAGGGCTAACTGCAAACTTAATCAAAGTTTTCTTACTAATCAAGTATTGAGACCAAAAATCTGCATCTTTTTTACTCCAAGGCCTAGATTTCTTCTGAATTACAACTACAGGTTTGTTATACACAGACTTTGTACTCATAGATCCTAGGTATCCTCTAGTAAAATCTCTATGCAATTTATTAAATGCAAGATTCAATCCAAAGTCATTATCAATAACACAAAGTGCTTCATAAAACTTACAATTATACATATGCATAACAAAGCTGAAACAATCAAAGCTGTGATCCGGGTAACCATAATCTTTGTACAACAATCTATTGTTATACATTGTTATAGTTACAGAAGGATGACTGTCTTCACGTAAAGGACTGCAAAACTTGACACCAATTTCTTTAAAATTAGGACAGTAGTATGTAAATATATCTATATCTCTAATTCTAGAAAGTATCATATCTCTTGATAAATGATCCTCACTGTTTCTACTCTTAATCATAAGCTTGCAAATGTAATAAAAAATGGGGAGCTTTTACACTCCCCATATTTAACCAGTTTATCCGCTAATCCTAGACATCGGTCCACTGACTTGTCACTACACCCAATCATCATCTTCAGAAACAGTAGCATCTTCCTCATCTGGAGTTACTACTGCTAGCTTTGGTGAGAATACGCCCCACTCAAGAGAGGTGTTAAACTCTGCATTGAATGCACCATAGTCATCATTAAGCTTCTTAGCAAATAGATCATCACGCTGTGGTTTTACACGACCAAATACTTTTGTATAAACAGTTTGATACTTGCCATCTTTTACACCAACCAATAGTCTAACCTGATTGCCTTCTAGTAATTTAACCAAAGCTTTAACTTCAGTTACCTCACCTCTTACAATCTTAGCGATACTATCATAAGATACCTCATCGCCGTTAGCAACATTAGCCCATGCTTTAGTAAAGTTGATCAATGTTTCTTCACCTGTAAGAGCTTTACGTAGCCCCTCAGTCTTGAACCAGTCATAGTCCGGATTACCTTCAGACCAAGTAGTCTGACCAACTGCATTTATATATTGATGCTTACCTGACTGAGATACTCTCTCTTTGCCATTCATCAATATCTCAAAACGAGTAGTCAGCTCTGCATTCTTAATCCAGAATGTAAGTTTGAAATATTCATCACCACTGAACTCAACAAAATAGTTAGGTTCAGACTTAACCATAATACCAAGATCATGTAGTTCTTGCATTGTAGGATTTACTGCGATTACATTAAAGTTTGATAGACCGGAGTATAGTTTTACTCCTCCACCTGCGACTTCTAGGTCGCTTGCATTGCTTTTAATAGCCATAGTTTAAAATAATTAATAATTAAAATTCATCTTCATCAACGTCTTCACCAAAAGGATCTTGTAACTCAGGTGTAGCTTCTACAATCATAGATGCTTCTGTGTGTACGTCTACATCATTGTCAATAGCATCCTGAGTTCTTAGATCAGCTCTATTGTGAAAGTCTTCAGCTGGTGTAGTTTCTACATCAATACTAGTCTGGTTAGGATCTGGAGCGGTATCATCTACAAAGTTGAAAGAAAGTTTACGTACCTTCTTTGCTTTCTTGCCCTTCAATGAAGGGTGCTGAAACATTTGTGTTACCTCCCACTTTTGTAAACCATACTTCTCTTGTATACCTGGGCGGTCAATACCGTTATCAAGGTCCTCCAAGATCATAGTTACAGTAATAGTTGATGGTGTTGTGTTTGTCTGCGTAACCTCGCCAGGATTTGTTCTTGCTTCAATCATGATTTTTCTAATTTAAGCGGTTAATCAATAAATATATTTGACCATTCTAAAGGCATGGTCTGGCCCTTTAAGTGATCGCAACGTGAGCCTGCAGTTACATCATCCAAAGAATTAAAAGAAATCATAGTCTTATCATCTTCTCTGTATATGTAGCCAATAGCATCAGCGTTTGCACATGTAATAGACTTAATCTTACCGGTCAAGTCAAGGTCCTTAGAGGCAACCTCTTTACCTTTCTTTTCAAGCATCTTATCTTTGAGGTGACCAACTAGTATAATGTGATCTGCTAGCTTGTTCAATCTATCTATCCATTTTTTGTAGGCTATACGTAAATATAAATAGCCTGCACCGTTAGGCAATGATAGTACTGAGGCACCGGGGTTCTTCTGCTCAAAGTTCTTACCCATAGGGGTAGCCATATAAATCTTCTTTGCATCTTGCTCACACCACTCTTCGAGCTTAGTGATAGTATCAATAGCAATATACTTATACGGTTTATTGTCTTTCATAATAGCTTTACCAACTTCAGCTAGTTCTGCAAGGCTTTCAACTTGCACCTTAAGTGCATCAACCATGTCTGAACCATCTTCCAAGTCAATAATCAAACAATCTTTCAACTGTGATAATGCTGTAGTCTTGCCTATCTTAGGTGGACCATAGATTACCATATTCTTAGGCGATTTACGGGACGCCTTGACCACTTTCTTAGGTAATGTAATCATCTTCTCTCTTTTATTGTGAATGTACTTAGTTCTGCTTCGTATGGTATCATGCCTAGTAAACCATCACGGTTCTTCTCAACATGACAGGCAAGAAGACCAACCGGATCTTCATCGCAATAGTCCCCCGTAATACCATACAAATCATGAGGACGCTGTAACATCATAACAACATGCGCATCTTGACCAATACTGTCACCACCAAATAAATCTGATAGCATAGGTTGGTATTGTGCCTTAGCACGATGCTCTTGTTCAATGTTACGATTGAGCTGTGATAGCAATATATTGATAGTACCCATACGTGATTGCATCCACATACATCCCTTGGATACTGTGTTAAGCTTCTGTAGTTCACTATCTTCACTGCCACGAATAAGTCTAGAGTGATCCATCAAGTTAATGATAGTTGCACCGGGACTATTGTTAAACACATCTTCATTAGCATTCTGTATAAACTCCATAGTCCTTGGGACATTGTTGAAGTATATACTATAGTCAGAAAACTTTCTAACCTTGCTAGCATATGTTTTAAAATCTATATCAGATAGTGGAGATTCTACAGATAGCAGCTCACCCATCTGTTTCTTCACATCTTTGGATGCAGTACGCATTACCTGTTGGTAACCGGGCATCTCAAAGGTCCAATACAATACGATAATATCTCTATGAGAATTATTATCTAGTACATCAAATACAAGTTGATTACTGAATGCTGACTTACCAACACCAGGACGACCTGCAATAACATACATTTTGCCTTGTTGTAGACCACCAAGAAGATTCTTGTTTAGTCTAGGCCATGCAGTCTTCAGGACATTTCTTTGTCCCAACTTAGCTTGTTTAACTACAGCGATAGATTGATTGACTGCTTTATCTATCTTCTGAAAACCTCTTGTCTTAAATACATCAAAGCTTTCTGGTGTTCCGTTTTGATTCTCCATCTGATTCATCTATATTTTCATACTTTTCCCAAGTATAATTATTTAACCACGTTTCTATATTCTGCATATACTGCATCTCAGTAACTTTTAGTTGGTTGCGCAAACCTTGCATAACTTTAGTATGTAGATGGGGCTTGCTTTTTACAACTCTTTCATATCGTCTCTTAGCTTTAGCATTACTAGCAGCTTCTGGATCTTTTGCACAAAGAACTCTAATGTTACCTGAGGAAGTTTTAACCCTGTTAGGATACAAAGAGATAAGTTCAGCAAACATCTCATCAATGTTACTGACGAATAACTTTTCAAACTTTGCACTAACAAGGTCAAGCTCTCCTTCTATAATCCAACCGGTATCTATAAGGTTCTGCCTTACATCACTCAGTTTAACATCGTCTAGTATAGCATAAGCTTCTCTGTAGACTATATATAAATAAACATACTCATCGGGTGATAAATCTTGAGAACTAATAAGTTTAAGATTAATATCCATGTCCGCATTGTTTTCTATTTAATATAAAATCATCCATAGCCCATGACGCATCAAAGGCTTTCATTACTTCAGTTAAACTAACTTTACACTTAAACTCTTTTAGTATAAGTCTAGGATAATCATAATATGATTCTACTTTATACTTTTCGTTTATAAGTTTTATAGCTAGCAACATCATTTCAATTGACATGCCACGCGTAATGACAATATCTTTTACTTCCATATTACATTATTTAAGGATTTAACACTACTCTTTAACCACTTCTCTTCTTGACTATCCTTCACATAGAGTATAAATATCTTACCAACTTTACCTTCTTGGTAACGAATGATACGACCAACTCTTTGAATCATAGTTAAAGCTTTGCTGGTTAGCCCACAAATAACAGCCATAGTAGCATCAGCTACATCAAAGCCTTGGTTAAGTGCTTTAGTAGAACATAGAACAGGTTTATCACCTGACCTAAAATCAACTAGTGCTTTATCTTTAGCTTTTTTGCGTATACCACTATGATATGTAGCTGAGAATGGTTCTGTAGCTTCTGCAAGTTTATTAGTAAACTCATTACTACCACCAAATACAAGTAACTTCTCTCCTACATTTCTAATAACAATCTTTTGCAACTCTGCAATTTTGTTATCTGCATGATCTACCACGGCTTTACGATTACGTATAGCTCTGTAAAACTGAGCAGCTGCAGCTTTGTCTTCATTAGATGCTGCATGCTTTCCTGGTCCCATGATATACCTAGCCTGATCGAACGCATCAAACTGTCCTAGCTTATACTTATAATAAACAAATAAGTTATTTGCTTTTTTATAGTCTGCTTGTTCAGTAGCTGTTAGTTCTACAGGGATACAGTATATCTCATAAGGAGATACTAGACCTAGCTCAACACACTTGTCAAGAGAGATCCTATAAACCAGCGGAGACATCTCAAAGAGTATTTCTTTATACTCTATATCTTCCGGTGGAGTAGCAGTCATACATAGTAGTCTATCAAAAGTATTGTTCTCAAAGAACTTACGATACTCAGGTGATAAACCAAGATGCACCTCATCACATACTACTATAGTATAGTGCTCATCTTCTAGTTTATATGCTGACTGATAACAAAGAATATCAACACGTTCTAACACATGCTCATAATCCCACTTAATAAATTCCTGTTTGAATTGTTCTTGCAGCTGAGTTGTAGGAACTATTACAACAGCCCTACTATCTTCAATATTATCAAGAGTTTTACCAACAGCAATGACACCACAACGAGACTTACCGAAACCAGTACCAGCAATGATACTACCAACGAACTTGTTCTTTGCCCAAGCATTAAGTGCTTTTCTTTGTTCTTCATCTTTTGTCTTTATTAAATCTGACATTATACAACTTTCCATAAATTAACTGTACGTTCTGTTTGTGCGTCGTAATAGTCACCAGCATGTGTAACCAAACCCTTATCTCTAAGCTCTGATATACGGCCCGTAACTCTATTAATGTCCCAATCTAATTTTTTAGCAATCATTCTATTAGTAGCTTGCCCAAGATCTAGGTGTAATACCTTAAGAACTTGTGCTTGTCTTTTACTAATTGTTCCATCGTCAAACAATTTTTGATAGGATGAAACAGACTTATCATTAACCATAGACATTCTCCTCTATTTCTTCTTCTATACTTCTCTCATCTGCAAGCCCCTCGCTTATAAGAAAGTGTAGAATATTCACTTTTACGTTGTTACCTTTATCATCGGGTAAACTAACATACGCACCGTGAACTCTTATTCCTCCATGAGTACCTGTACCATTATGATAACCTAGCTCAGGTTCTATTCTCTCATACTCAACACCGATAGCATAACCACTGTCAAGTTCTAATATATATGTTCTCATAACTAATATAAAATTAACATTATTAATATTAAGATAACTATGCCTGTAGCACCGATTGTGCAAGCAAACATGCTATAATCAAAATTCTTGTATTTCTGTTTCTTCATCTAATATATTTTTAGCGTGTCTTATTTGTTCTTTCAAATCTCTATTCTCAACTTCAAGATATTCTACACGAGCTGCAAAAGTTCTGATCATATCTTCTTTATCGTTACAATCAGCCATACCTTTGATACCCACAGCTATTGCGCATATATTGAAGAACTCTTCATATGCTGCATCAACATCCATAAGATCTTTATGAACCTTTTTTGCATGTATAGCAGTAGCATGATCTCTGTGAAATACAGCGCCTGTGACTGTAGTACTGTAGTGAAGCTTATCCATAATAAGCACCATACATATACGTCTAGCTGTAACTACTTCACCAGTTCGTAGCTTACCTCTAATTCTACTGATAGGGACTTCAGTTAGTCTAGATACAGTAGCAAGTATTCTTGCAACATTTGCATCTAATTTATATAATTTTACTTTTCCCACGATTTACTAATATTTGTGTCCGCTTTTAGCAGACCATTTGTTACTACTTCAAGAGCAGCTCGCTCCATCAATTCTGTCATTTTAACTACCCATTTATCTGCATAGCTAATATCGCAAATAGTATCTACCTGGTCATGAACAGTCATAACTATCTTTACAGGTAGGTTATACAATTTGATCTCGTCCCTGATAAGTATCAAGGCTTTCTTAGTCATGTCAGCAGATGCACCTTGTATAGGTGTATTCTTACTAGCACGTTCTATACTACCAAGCTCAAAAGCTTGACTCTTGTCTTTGTAAATACGAGGATGCCAAGTTGGAAAC